TCGGCTTCTTTCTCAATTTCAATTTCCATTACTGGAGTAAATTCATTACTTCCTTTAATTACTGCACTACCTTCGATAACTTTTGCTTCAGTAACCGCCCAAAAGAAACCTTTTTCGTCAGCTACTTCTTTATTAATTACCATAGGATAGTATTTATTCCAGTTTTCCTTTTCAGCTGAATATTCTGCTTCGTTTGAATTAATACATAGGTACAACTTAACATATCGCATTCCTACAGAATGATTGTATACACGACCTTTTTTGTATAAATCAAACATAAAAGGATTAACCTCTTGTTTTATTTGAGTATCAAAAACTAAAGCTTCTGTATTTCCATCATAGTTAAAACCAAGTTTTTTGAAAGGAATTACTTTAGTATATGCTTTTAATTCATCTTTTACTGAATCTGATATAATCTTATCAAATTCCATTTCATGTTCTTGTAATAAATACAAAGTTTTTGATTCTTGTAAAGATTTCTTCCAAATACCTTGAATATGACAATCCATGTGGCTATCTATTACGTTTGTGGTATTAATAACCAATTTAGCACGTAATACAGTTGGATTTTCCACACTTAAAGAAATATCTTCTGCTTTATTTGCACTTTCTTTTTCTTCAATTAAAGATACATTCATTACAAAATCACCACGTTTGATAGCGTTTTTCTTTTGTGCAATAATTAGATCTTTATTCTTAAATACTTCTTCAAATGTCATTTCTTTACTATTTGAGTTTCTTTGATAATCTTAAGTTTTTCCTTCTTAATCTTCTTAATATCCATTTTGATTATATTTTAATCAATGTAAAAGTAAATAAAAAAAATAATATTTGTTATTTTTGACTAAAAATTAATCAATTTAGATATGTTTATTAAACTAACAGAACGCTTAGGCTTCAATTTTGGATTCAAAAGATACGATTCTAACCCACAAATGCAAGGTGTTAATCTATTATCTTTAAATGGTAATGACTTTATCGATCCTGAAAATATAGATGCTTATGATATTTATTCAACTACTCCGCATCTATGGGCTGTAATACAAAGAAGAGGAGATTTATTAGCTGCTGGTCAATGGAGACATTATAAGTTAGTAAATGGTCAAAAGGTAGAAGTAGATAATAGTGAAATAGTAAATACTTTAGAAAATCCTAACCCATTATATAAAGGTAATGACTATCTAAGGTTATTAAATGAAAATAAGTGTGTTTACGGTAACGTATATACATATCAGGTAAAACCTTATTCTTTATCAAATCCATTATTATTAACTATTCTACCAAGTTATGATGTAAGGATTAAAACGTTTAATAAATGGTTTAAACAAAGTAATATTGAAGATATTATTCAACATTATGAAATTATTTCTAGTAATGAGAAATTAGAAGTAAAAGATATAAATCATGTTTGGATTCAAAACTCTAAAAATCCTTTACAAGGTGAAAGCCCATTGCATAATTTATATATGCCAATATCAAATCTTAGATTAGGTTTAAGATTTAGAAATACTTTAATGGCAAAAAAAGGAGCAATTGGTATTTTATCTAACGAATCAAAGGATCAAGCTGGACACGTTGCAATACCTAAAGATGAACGTTTAAGAATAGAACAAGAATTTCAAAAAGATTACGGAATTCAAGAAGGTAAAAGTTCTATAATAATGGCTTCATCTAATCTTAAATGGCAGTCAATATCATTCCCAACAAAAGATTTAATGTTATTTGAAGAGGATGAAAATGATTTTTGTCAAATATGCGATGCTTATGGAGTAAAAAGAGATTTGTTTGCTAGTACCAAAGGAGCAACTTTTGAGAATCAAAAAGAAGCATTAAAACAAACATATCAAAGTACTATTATTCCTGAAGCTGAAGAAATAGCTATGAATCATTCCTCAATGTTTAACTTAGATGGTAAGACTGAATGGTTAGAATTAGATTACTCACATATTCCGGTACTACAAGAAAATCAAGTTGAGAAAGCTCGAGTAAACAAATTACTAACTGAAAGCATTAAAACATTAAAAGATGCTGGATTTGAAGATAAACAAATAAATGAATTGTTAGGGGTAAATCTATAAAACCCTTAACACTCCTTCTCTTTGTAAATGTAATACAACATAAGATATAGCATCCATTGTATGGTTATTATTATCTTCAGGCTCTTCTAACGTAATTCCATGTCTATCAACTTTACGTGAATAGTTTTCTTGTTCATGCTTTATGTTTTGTGAACTTGAAGTATAATATATCTTAATATTGTTCATTAAGTCAATCCTATCTATAATAGTACCTTTGTAAGCAACATGGCTATCGTAACCAAATCTTCTAAGCATGGCTATTTTTAAAGGTCTATTTGAATCACATATAATCGGTCTATCTTCTAGTATACCTAACTTTTTAAACATATAAATAACTATACCTTCATTCACTCCTTCGGAAAGTTCATAGTTCGTTATTTCATTACGTTGGTTAGATTGTAATTTTTCTCTAATAATATTTTCACTATCGTAATTCTTTTCATGTACGTATATAGCACCGTCATAATATTTGACTTCAACAACAGCCCATGGATCAACAGCTCCCCAGTCACAACCATAATAAACAGGTGCATCAAGTTGATGATATTCATGTTCGCTTATTTCTGACCATTTAAATATTCTATTAGGTTTCTCAGATTTCAAACCAAGTCCGTAAACTTCCCAGTTGAATTTAGAAGCACTATTTTTATTTTCGTTATCTAAACATCTTTGAAGCTCTATAATTTGATTTTTATTTAATTGCTTAATGTTTTGTTCAAAGTTATACGAAAATGCTTCTGAAATGCTTAAAACGTTATTTAAAACAGATTCACACATTTCTAATGGTTGGTAAGAAAGTATTTTATTTCTACTTTCAGCTGGACAAAATGGATTATCTTTGAATGTAGAGTGTATTATAAGACTTCTTTTATCTTTCATTAAATCTTCTACCCAATGACCTTTTTTTGGATTGTAATCAATAAATACAAAGTCACTAGTACGTTGATCTAATTGGTTAAATGTAGTTAGTGAAATATTGTAAGGTTCATTAACCCAACAACAATCTTGTGTAAGTCCATGTATCTTTTCTTCATCATCTGTACCTAAGAATTCAACACTAGAAAAGTTATTATAGAAAAATTTACCTTCTGTTTTATTTAAAGTAAATCCTTTTTGATACATATTATTTTCACGTAAATAGCGAATAGCATCTTGTAGTATTGTTTGTCTACAATCATGCTTTGTATCTCTCCAAATAGTCATACGTTTATTTGGATTCTGTAATGCGTATAAGTGATGCAATTGGATTAAAGATACTGTTTTACTACTACGTGAACTACCTACGTTTATAATGTATCTATATTTGTTAGATCCATCTTTATTTTGTTCCTGAATAGCATTCCAATTTTTCTCAAATACTATCGTCGCTTTCATCAGGTCTTACAATCTCTATTTTTACACTATTTAATTGCTCTCCATCTGTTGTTACATCTGTTTGCTCTTTCAGTCCATTTAAACGTTGTGTAATGCTCGGATTGAAGATACCTAACATACCACCTATGATTTGATTTTCTCGTATTTCTTCTTTGATATATGAACAGATAGGAATAAAGTCATTATAGATTTTATCTTGATTTTTTAAATATTGATCTATTGTTCCGTATCTTTTATAGCAAAAAACTTTAAATCCTTCAATTGTCAAAGGTATTTTCATTGCGTCTTCCATTCTTTGACCTTCTTTGCCTACGTATTGAACTTTTAACCATTCTTTGCTTTGTTCTTGTACGTATTGTTTATATTCGTTGAAAGCATTAAGCAATTCATTTGGTTCTTTGAATATTCGAGTAGGATGTATATTGCCGTTTTTTCCCATTAGTTTAAAAATATTATTATTTCTATTCCACCTTTATAGAATTCGTTTTCTATGTAGTAGTATTTAAATGTTCGTTGTGTTTTCATTCTAACAAATATAAATAAAAAAACCCTTACAAATTAATGCAAGGGCTAAAACTAAATCTATGAATGAAAGTATAAATATAATGTTTTTTATTTAACTACCGCATGAATCACATTGTTCATTGTTGTTACTATCGTATACATCTACTGTTATACCTTGTTGTTTTGCTATTTGTTTTTTTAGTTCGTAAATTTTGCCTTGTGTATCTATGTCTTGCATTAGATTACCGGTAAGGTCTTTTTTCAATTGTTCTATTTGTTGTTCTAAAGTCATAATTCTAAATTTAACTGGTTATTTTCTTCGTTTTTTTTAGGCTTGTTTAAAGCTTTGTATTGCTTCCAATAATCATATCTTATCAATCTATCCGTTTGATTGCAATAGTGGTAATATACACCATCTATATTAGCACCTCCGTAGTATCTTGCTATTGATAGTTGAGAGTATGATATGTTTTCAATTATTTTCATTTTTTTATAAAAGTACCATTTTTTGTAACTCCTTTTCTGTCTTTTATTTCGTTATAAGCTATATCAAAACAAGCATCTATATCTAAATTTAATTGTGCAGCAAGTATTGTAATAACTACTCTAATATCTCCAAGTGCATCTATTTGTTCAGCTTTATTTCCTTTCAAATAAGCACTACATAATTCGCCTACTTCCTCTTGTAGCTTTATTAATTGTTTAGGTGCATTTTCTTCATGAATTAAATCTTTATCTTCTGCCCAAACTAATACATTGTTTTTAGTAGAAGTATTTTGTTGACTCTTTAGCTTTTCGATATAATTAACTGCATCCATAAGCTCTTCCTGAAGATGAATTAAAAAATTATCATTTTCATTTTCAGCTAAAGTAGTTCCGTATTTTGAAATACCTAATTCACTACGTTTACGAAATTGTTTTACTACTTCTTCAACTATTGAATCTTTTTTTGGTATTTCTATTATATTATAATCAAAATAATCACTTATATTATTATAATTAACAGTCATTTTGTGTCCATTATCTGCTATATATATTATACTTTCTTTGTTAAAATCAATTACAATGTATTCTTTATCTTTTGTAATGTATTTATCTAAATCAAATTTACCGTATAGTTTTGTGCCTAATTCAATCAATTTCTTCATTTATATATTTTTTATTGTTAAAAACTCCTTTTCGATTTTCTCTAAATTTAAATCGTTTGTATGAAACCTCAGCAAATTGAACAGGTATAATTTTACTTATACCCGTCCAGTGTATTGTGAGTCTATTTTTTGTTAATCTTGCTTTATTCATTAGAAAGGCAGATCTTGTGATTCATTTTTACTTTCTTGTGCCATTTGTATAGGCAGCGGTTGTGATGTTTGTGTGCTACCTTGTTGGATTGATATTTTCCAAGCATCTAATGTAACGTAATAACGTCCGTTATATTCTTTACCACGTAAATTAAACTCAACTTCTATTTGTTCACCTAATCGAATAGCATCAATTAAATCTACATTTCCTTGTGAAAGTTGAAATTGAATATCCTGTGGGTATTTGTCGTTTGTTCTTATTACAAAATCCCTTTTTGTAAACTTTTCAGTAATTACTTGTTCATCGTTTTTTACGATTAATTGTCCTTGTGTTTTCATATTTATTTATTGGTTTAAAATTCTAATTCTATTTGTTCTGCAAAATTATCAATGCTTGCGATTAATTGTATATATTCATTTGCTTCTGCAATACTTAAATTTTCTGTAAGTTCACAAACGATACTTTCTAACCATTTAATAGTATTATTTAGCCTTGCTTTGTTTTCTCTAACAAATGGCACTTCTCCTTGAATATTCTCTAATCTATGAAGAGTTGACTGCATTAATAGACAAGCTCTAAATATATTATTCATGGTATTTTTTTTATTTTCATTCATTTTTTATTCTTTTAATTTGTTTTTATCATATTGACTGAATTCATAATCTAACCACACATCGTGACTGCTTTTAAAATTACAATAGCCACATTGAATTGTATCTCCTTTCATTATGTTTCTTTTAAACTTTGATGGTCTTTGTGCACATGATTTACAACTGCAGCTATTTTCTTTTTCACATGAAGGGCATATCATTTCTTTAAAATATATTTAATTATCTCTATTCTACTCATTGGTACAAACTCAAACTTTCCGTTTACCCTTTGTATTAATCCTTTATGCTTTTTAGCTCTTTTAAAGCAACATAATCTGCATTCTATAGTTACTCCTTTGTCAGCTTCACGCATATACTTAGATGTATTTATATGATACAAAAACAATGGATAGTTACGTTTGCATCCGAAACATTTTTTCATAGTAATTTAATTTTCAAAAACATTTCAAACGTAAATATTTTCTGTTGCTTACCGAAATTCTTAATATACAACCCGTACAATCTATTCCTATCTGCTTTTCTTTTACTTACTTTCATATTTAATAATTCTACTTTCATTTATTAGTCAAGTATTTTAATTCGTTTCATATATTTCCATTCTACGTATTTTTCACTATGAACTGCTTTACATATAAATAATCCATGTTCATATTTGGCAAACTCTCTAACTAACCAAGAATCTGTTTCATAATCCCTAACCAAACACAACTCACCAACTTCAGGAAGTACAATCGGTCTTTCTTGTGTGAATCCTTGTAATGTGTATTCTGTGAATGAGAGTAATGAATTTGATTCATTTATATCTTCTTTTCCATCTTTTGTAAATGATATAATAAAAACATCAAATTTAACATTGATAGGATTGTATTCATCGCCGTCAATACTGGCAACCACACCCCACCCATAAGAAGCATGATAAACTCTATCTCCTACTTTAAAATTTTCTTTTTTCATAAATTTTATTTTTAAATTTATTATTATAACATAACTACTTTTATATTTAACACTCCTTTTTTAAGCTTTGCTATTCGTTTAAATGCTCCTTGTGATAAATCAATAATATATTTATCCATAGAACCACGATCATTAACACGTACAATAACACTCTTTTTATTTTCTAAATTTATTACTTTTAGTTTAGTGCCTATTGCAAAGTGATTAGAAGCACACGTTAGTTTATTCATATCAAATACTTCACCTGAAAATGTATATTGACCATGAAAAGCTTTACCATACCATGTGGCTTTGAAAGTACTAGCAGTCAGGATTACCCAACTGCTAATTAATATTATTAATTTCATTTTATTGATATATTTTGTTTTTCTACTATGTAACAATTTGGAATATGCTCACCATTTTCTAAAGCTTTTTTAATTGCTAATTTATCTGGTGTTTCTGTTACTTTGATCGTTTTATATTGCTTTGGAATATCATTTACATCACCATCAATTTCTACAGATTTAGATTTTCGTACTCCGAACGTTAAAAAACCGCTTTTAAATGATCCATATAAATTAACAGCACTAACTAAATTAGTCTTTAACTTATCAATTAGATTTTCATTTGATTTTTTAATAGATTGTAATCTTTTTATTTCTTCATTTATACGTTCGTTAAAACTTTCTTTTGATTTTATATATTCTACATAAGCAATGCTTTTAACTTCTAATTCGTTTTTATTGATTTGTAAAGCTTGTTCTAGTTCTTCTGTTAACTCACCTTCAGCTAATTCAACTTGGTTAATTAATTCTAAGTATTCATTACTTATTTGATAAAGTGCTTTTGTTTCCATTTTGGTTTTCGTTTTGATTATTATTATTTTGTTTTTGATTTTGATACCATTCTAAGTATTCTAACCTTTCTTCATGCTCCACCTCGTCTTGAGATGGAGTTCTGTAGAATTCTGCTGTTTTACTCATGTTTTAAATTTTCAATTGATTTTAACTCTAAGGCTTGTTGACCGGTTAAATCGTATGTTTGTTCAATCTTAGCAATTAAATCAAACTCACCAGCTAATATACGTTCTATTGCCTTTTCAAATTGTGCTTCATTTATAAATGGTTTAGCTTGTTGCTTTGGTGTACTTGCTAATTGTCCATCATCATCAACGGCTTGTAAAGATAAAATACTTTGTAAAGTATATCTTCGATAATATGTAATTTGTGAGCCTTGTTGCTGTGCATTTAATTTTGCATCTAACTCAATTATTGATTCTAATTTTTCAGAAGTTTCTACATCTATAATTTGTGTAACTACTTTACCATTTATAATTGGTTGTAGTAGTAGCAAACCATTTTCTAACAATATAGGTTCAACTGTTTCTATTAATGCATTTAAATCTGCATAGGTATTTTTATAGTGTGGATTTTTGGCATTTTTAACAACCTTGCCAATAGATTTTTTTGCATCTAAAAGACGCGTATATATATTTTTACTCATAAAATTTAGTTTTTTTAGTTTTATTTCCCTTATCTCGATTGAGATTCAAACCATTAATTCAAAGAACTTTTGACAAATATACAACATTACTTTTAATAAACAAATGTAATATTAAATATTTTTCAATTTATTTTTATATAATTCTATTAACTCTTTGATTTCCTGGATATTATATTTACGTGTTACGTGTGCTATTTCAGATAGGTTATTAAAATCTGTAATTCCGATTTTCTTAATTAAATTTTCTCTATAAGATATTAGATTACCACTTAAAAAAGTATTACAGTGTTCGCATTGTAAATGTACATTACGTTCGTCAAATCTAACGTTATAATGATTATTTGCATTATAGAAATGCCCAGCGTTTTTTTTCAAAGGTGGCTTTTGACAACTTATACATAATTGATTCTTATCTCTTTCACGAATGTATTTATTAAATACTTGTTGTGCTAATTTTAACCAATCGGATAAACTAAGAAGTTCTTTTTTTAACGTAGATTTTCTTTTTTGCCAGTCTTTTTTTTCTTTCTTTTCGTTTAGTTCCTTAGCATATATATTAGCACATTGCCATCCGCATACAATAGCTGTACTTCTAAATGGAGTAAATTTAGTTTCACAAACTCGACAAACTTTATCTTTTAACTGCTTCACAATGATTTTCATTTATATCTATATTTTTTGATAACAACATTTGATCTAACATATTAATTATCTCATCTAGTTGTTCTGCTTCTAAATCTTTATAACTTGTAAAAGTATATTTATCTTTTACTACAAAGTCAATATCAAGTACATCTACTTCAAAAGCTTTTGCAGTTGCTGGATATAAAATACCTCTTATAAATTTTATTCTTTTATTATTATTCATAACTATATCAAAAAACCTATTAATAATCCTAATAAACTAACTACCGATACAAAACCAATGATTACAAAATATATCATCACTTTCATATAACTTATCATTTCTTTTATTTCTTGTTCGTCAATTCGCATTTTTCCATTTTTTTCATGTAACCACTTACAAAACCTTTAATATAACCGTTTTTATACTCTTGGCTTGTTTCTAACTTCATTTGCAAAAATTTATTTTCTTGCTCTAAATAATCTATTGTTTCTAATAGTTTTTTATAACTAAAAGGGCATATCTGTTTCTTCATCAAAATCTCTGTTAGGTTCAAAATAATTTATTACTTCTATTTCTTTATTTATTCTATTATTAATTATATTATAGTTGCTTTCAGTTCCATCTACATAAAATCTTCTATTATTATTATTCCAGTTAAATTTAGTAAATGATCCTATTTTACCTTGAAAATCATACTTTGTTTTTAAATTAATAACTAAAGTATGTTCGTTCTCATTTTCATCACCAAAATGTCTATATACACATAAACCATTGTGTGTTTGGTTACGAAAATCAGCAGAGCCACTTACATCATATAAATCAGGAACTTCAAATTTATCAGTTTTTTCATTCTTTTTCATTTTAGTAGGGTGTGCAACTAAAAAAATATGTACATTATTTTGAATACAAAAAGATGTTATTCTTGTTAAAATTTCGTCAATTGCTTCTTTTCCTCTCATTCCTTTTGGCATTAATACTTTGTTCCAAGCATCAATTATAAATAAATTAATACCGTATGTGTACATTTGCTCTTTAAACTTGTTTAGTAACCAATCCCAATCAGGGGTAATTGTATCCTCTGCAGTTGTATAGTATAACTTTTCTCTGGACCATTCGGTATAATCATAAATATCTGTTTCATCCATTTTGTTTGTACCCCAAAAAGCTTTACCGATTGCTAAAGTAGAATATTTAGAATTATATAATTCTAATGGATTATGTTCAGGTGAGAAAATAGAAAGTTTATAATCGTAATCTTTAACCAAATTTAAACAATACCAATCAACAAAACTACTTTTCCCATGTGATGGAATACCAGTTACGACTGTTAATTGTCCCATCATTATAGAAAAGTTTTCATTAAAACCTCTAAACATTTCAGATTTAGGGTAAATAGTCTTTGGTAATCCATCATTATATAGTCTTAAAGTTGCATCTAACAAATCAAATGAATTAAACGTACCACCAATACTAAATCTCTTTTCGTTTTTTATCGTTTTAATCAATTCTCCCGACTTTAAATCGTCATTAGCATCCTTGCTATCAAACTCAATATAAACGCATCTGTAACGCCCTAATCTTTGAGCAATCTTTTCACGTACTTCTATTCCTTTTGAATCGTTATCAGTTGCTATAATAAATTTTTTAATATCCTTTAAATATTTTTCTGAATTAATCCAAAAGTCATCATTATCATTTGCACCGTTTGGAAGGCTTATAACGTTCTTAATTCCTATTTCATATAAAGCCAAAACATCAAATTCACCTTCTACTATGTAACATTCATCTAAACCAATAATAGAATTTATATTGTAAAAGATAGGTTTACCACCAGTATGTGATGTAAAAAGTTTTTTTGTTTCTCCATTGATATTGGCAACTCCCCTATATTTTTTATTTACCAAAGTTTCACCTTCAAAGTAATTAAACACAATTGCATTTTGTTTCTTTTGTGTTTGTGGAAAATATACTTCTTCTTGTGTTATCTCAAATTGGTTGAGTGTATTTTGGCTAATCATTCTTTCACTCCATACCCATTTAACAAGTTTATCCGGTAGGTTCGTATAGTTTTTCCATTCCTGTTTTGGAAATGTATAAACTTTATCTTGATATTTTGTTTCTGCTTTATCTCTAATCGTTAAAGCACCACAATAAAAACAATTACCAAATCCTCTGTTATGATCTATTTTTAACGATCTATCTCTTTTGTCAGTTCTTGTTTCATCACAAGCTGGACACCTTACAGGTTCTTTACCACTATATTTTTTTAGTTGTAATGTATTCCAATCAATAAATTGTTTCATAGTGTAATTTTAAAAAAGTTAGAATTATTATTACTTTCTTTTTGTGAAATAGTTTCATTTTTTAACCATTCATTATTAAATCCTTTCCAACTATTTTCAACACATTTTTGAAGTATATAATTTTTATCATTACCATTCTTTTCAACTTCAGATATAAATTTATTAAAAGCAGTTTCAGTATTTACACCATGTTTAGCCTTTCTAACTTTTAACCATTCATCAACTAATTCAGATTTAAAACCAAAAGATATAAGAGCGGAGCGAAAATTAAATGTAATATTTTTCTTTTCTTCTCTTTTCTCTTCTATTCTATTCTCTTCTGTATTGCTATCGTTATTCGGTTGTAATACGTTCGTATTACTTTCGTTATTCGATTGATTTACTTCTGTATTACGTTTTGCCCATCTTTTAGCAACCGCATCTTTTGCTTTTTCGCTTTTATTTAAAGCATTTTCAAACTGTTCATCTAAAAAATATATTTTTATAAAACCATCTACTTCTTTAATTACCTTTTTAGATAACAGGTTTTTATAATTTTCTTCATCACATTCAATAATTGCATCTTCAATAGATAATTTTGTTTCATTTATCCAATATAAACAGCATAATTCCATAAAAGAAGATTTAGCTTCTTGAGTACATCTTTGTATTTTTCCCATTTTCCACTCTGAAATAGAAAATTTAAACCATTGTAACTTTTCCATAACTAATCTAATAAAGCAATTTGTTTACGAAGTTCTTTAGAAAGTTTTATAGCTGTTGATTTATCTAAATTAACTGCTCTTTCGTGATTATCTTCTGTTATAGAAATAATCAAACTTGTTTCAGAAATAACATCAATCTCAATAAAATCTTCTTTTGTTTCTTGACAACGGAATTTTAGACTAACCATAATTTTAATAAAGGTTTAAAGATTACCAGTAACTTTTAGTGAACAAAAAAAGCCAAGCTAACGAAGGTGCGTGAGAAAACCTTGTTGCTTGACTTTGTGTTATAAAAAATGTTTTTCGGAGTTTCTCACGCTTCGATACACAAATATAATAATTATTGTTTAATTATAACTGTTTTTTAATTTAATTAATGCTTCATTTAGTTCATTTAAACGTTTATCACGTTCTTTTTTAGCTTCTTTATACTCATTACACTCCCATTTGTTTAAACAGCGTTGTAATAATTTAATTTCATATTCTATTAATTTTATTGCGTAATTCATTAAAATATTTTTTTAGATAAGCTAATTGGATAAATATCCTTTTTAACTGAATTATTTTCTAAAGTTAAAGTAACCTTACAAACGTTTCTTTTATGCTTTTTAATATGCTTTAAAATACGTCCTGTGTTGTCATTTCTTACATTTCCTAAGTTAGATATAGAATAATGTTCTATTAATGGTTTAAATTGCTCCATTTTGACTAATTAAAATGTATTTAACATATTTATTATCTTCTACCGGTAACGAGTTTATAACCATTCCACGTTTACGAAATCTATGTATAATAGAACTTAATCTTGTTACTTGATATTTCTCAAATGCTATCCATGAAGTAATAGATCCGTATCTATTTAAATGTTCTTCTATGTGTTTTGTTTTGGTTTCCATTTTTTTCATTTTTATTTATTTATAATCCTTGAAAATAACCCATATCATGAGCATATTCATTATCCATCATCATGTCGTAATGACTTTGTGCTATATCTCCAGACAAACCAGAGTGATGATCTAATTTTTGTTTTGGTTTTTTCTGAGATTGAATTGCTCTAACTACCATTTTTAAAGAGTTTCTAAGATGATTAATATCCATATCATCAATTGATATTTTTTTACCATCTTTCATTGTCCAATATACCTTTTCCATCTTATTTATTATTTAATCGTTAATATTCATCATCTTCATCATCTTGATCATCTAGATCGTCATCGTCGTCATCGTCATCGTACTCATCAAGGTATTTGTCTAATTGTGATTCCCAGTATCTATCAAAAGAATCGTTTCCATAACATCCAGCCATAATTATTTTGTTTTTATTATTTTATCGTAATACACTTCTCCTAAGGTTCTTCTTTCTTTAATTGCTTGTTTTAATAACTCATCATGTTTCATTTCAGAATAATTAATTGCTCTTATAATCTGGTTACGTTCCATTTCTTTTGCTTGTTCAAATATTTTAATTTCTGCTTTCATATCTTCAGAAAGCACATAAATATTTAAATTTTCAAATAACCATTCTACTGCTGTCATAATTTATTATTTTCTAAAATTTCTAACATATCTTTAATCATTGCGACAACTAACTCTCCATTCATAAAGTTTTCACCATATCCTTTTTTAATCATTTGTTGGATTATTTCGTCTAATTCTTTTTTTTTAATTTCTTCTAAAATAATTTTTTCTAACTCAGGAGTCCAAATACCTTGACTTCCTAATCCAAGCCTTAAACCATCAATTATTATTTTTTTTTTCATATCCTACAAAATTTTACAGCATTATTATAAATTGCTTTTTCACTTGGGCTTAAATCTTCAAACCGATAAACTGGAGTACATAACATTTCTTCTTCTGTTGCATACGCTTCGTTCTTGTAACCTAATCCAACTTTTGTTTTAAATTTTTCTTTTTCTAATCTAATCATTGCTAATTTGTAACATTTAGGCTTATGATTAGCTCTGCGTTTTAACTCATCAATTATAATTAAATCATGAGGATTACGTGTTAATTTATTTACTAATGCTATGGTTGAATAGCTTCGTATAGTATTTTTTTTAATTGATTCGATTAAAGCTTGATCCATTTTACTTTTGTTTTAATTTTAACTGGGTATCTATTTTCAGTTATGAACTTGTTAAAGTTTATGATTAAATCAGTGTTTTTAACTTCTTCTTTTTCAAGTGTCCATAAAGTTTTATAAGTTACACCTATTGTTTTAGCTATATCTTTTCGCAACATTCCTAATTGTAGCATTCTTTCTATTGCGATTATTTTCATATCTCGATACTCCTGGATGTTTGGGATATCTTTTTGGAAGTATTTTTTTAAGTAACTCATATTGCAAATGGTTTATTTTCACAAGTACATTGATATTTTAAACACTCTAAAGGTGCATCATTATCATAAACAGTTTCCGTTATCTCTCCAGTATCATTACAATCCTGACATACATTGTATTCATTGAAGTTAGTAAATTGCGTTAAATCACTTAAAAAGCATATAAAACAATCATTCTCATCATATAACTCTCCTTCATCTGAAAGTAATATACTTATTTGTTCATTGTCATGTTTAAATACTACTTCATTCCAACCTAATGATCCTGAAAAAAATACATCTTCTTCTTGAAAATCATTTGTGTTTTTATTAAACACTCTTCTAAAAATTTCTTTTGCTTTCATAAATCTATATTTCTAAGTGCAAACATTAAACCATCAATTCTACCTATCATTTTAGCAGAATGTATAACAAATTTATCTTCTAATTTCATTCCAAATTCATTTATAAATTTGTCGTTTTCTTCTTTCATTTCTTTAATTGATTTAGCTACATATAGCAAATCGTTAATTTGTGTTTTATTCATTTTTTTTGATATTTAGGCATGTAATACTTATAACCATAATCAATATAGTTACCTTTTTTGTCTCCAATAATTACTTTTTCTGAAGCTTTTATTCTTGTTTTAATATATTTATGAATTCTTGATAATAACTCAAGAAACAATAAACAACATCCTAAGAATAATGTCCATACGATAGGATAAATAATAATGTTCATAATTTTGTTTTTTTAGTTTGTATAGGACAAATATATATACATTACATTTAATAAACAAATGTAATACTATAAAAAAATAAAAAAGTACAAAGTTTTTTACAATGTACTTAATTATTAATATGTTATAAAATTAAATTTTTGGATAAATTATTCTTTTATTTCAAAATGCATCCAATCATAGTTTTTTTCAACTCCTAACGATACAAAACCATGTTTATAGAAAATATCTATCATTGGTTTGTATTCAGGTCTTGAAAAACGTGCTGTTTTAGAAGTTTCTTTTAATAGGTTTCTTGCTGGATCCAAATCTATTGCTACTCCCCATGAGTGACGAGACCAATCAGAACCTCCTCGCATTTTCCTGAAGTTAAAACAGCCTCCGAAAAGATCAATTCCTAATTCTACTATCTTAGCATATCCGTAATGCTTTAATAAGTCGTTAAACACCGCTATAAATTTATCTGCAACAAGTTTATGACAACTAATTCTAGATACTTTTGTGTTTAAGTCCCAAGCTAAACGCATAGGATATGGTAAATTAATAGTAACTAGATATCCTTGACCTGTTACATTTGGCTTACCATACTTCGAGATTAGTTGCTTAGTTGTTATCATCTTTTACAATTTTTTGACCATTATAAACTGCAACAGCACCTAATTTAACGCTTAAAACTTCCAATCCTAATTTTAGAACTGGTCGGTTTTCTACTATTCCTGATTCAGCAATAGTTAAAGATACAAGAGACAAAACAGATGCTGCTTGACCTATTATTTTGTTTTTTTTCGGTGTTTCTTTTCTAAATCTTTCAATTAATTTCATTATCCGTTGTATTTTGAGTAAGACAATTTTTGTTTATCTTCAAATGTTACCTTAACACTTGCATATTTTGAGTATTTTTTATAATCTAATGTAGGAGTATCTTTTAATATAACCGGTACATCTAAAAGACTCCATGAATGATTAAAATCATTGTAATCACTAATATACATTTCATTTTCTGAAAGCATATGCAAATCTATAATTAAAATAGTATATTGTTCTTCTAATGGATCGGTTTCTAAAGTATAAACATTTAGATTTTCACGTATAACATTTTTACTAACTCTATCATTATATATAAGATTATCAATTGCTGTGTTAGGTTGTCTATCACCAAAGAAACCTTGTACACGTACACAATCAATTACATTACTATTTGTAAAATCTATTTTTTCTAAGTTATTATATTGGTTAAAATTTGATTTTATTCTAATTGTTCCAAGTGCATTTTCAACCGTATAATTTTTAAGTTCAAATTCTCCGACAGTAGTTGTTGTTTCTTCACCTAATACATTTTCAATTAAAATTAAATCATAACATCCTATACCATCTGATTGTAATACACTTTTCCAGTTAATTGTTGAATAATATGCTAATTCATCATTTACACATTGTGTTGTGTTAGGTTGATATGAAGTATTTACATTGTTCTTTTTTAATACAAATAAACAGCTATCCGTATTTTCAACTAATTTAGTAAACCTTGAATTAATATCATTTTTCCACGTACTAACATCACTTATATGTGCTAATACTAGCATTCTATCACAACATTGATCTACTTCACCTAATTGTTCAGATGGAGTTTTTTTCCGTAATTGTGCTAAATTAAAATTTCTTTTAGTTCTATTAAATAATGGAGTTGGCATATAATTAAATTTATTGTACTAAAATATTTCCTATTTCATCTGTAAAAGACTTAAATTCATTATAGTTAAAATCATTTTGCATTTCTTCTTTTACAAAATCTAATCCTATATACGCTACAAATTTACCGTCTTTAAAGTAAGGTGCTGTAAATATACTTTTAATACCTTGTTTTTTTAAACCAATTCTAGTTGATCCTTCTTTTATTTTACTAATATTTTTATATTGCATACGTTCTAACATAACTTCTTGTAAGAATACTGGATATAAGCTAACGGCTAAATTTTGCAATCCATTTGCTTCTGAACTTATACCATTTGCACATACTTCAAATGTCATTGACTGGTGATTTCTATGTGAACCATCGTAATATCTAATTGTATTATGAAATTGAAATACATAAGCCCTATCTGCTTTATAACGTAACATCAATTCGTTTAGCATTTGCTGAATTAACACATTATTATTTATATCCTCTTTTACTTCATCTGTAGTTTCAATCTTTTTTTCTACTACATTGGTAATTAAAGATTTATAATAAAATAATACAAAAGCAATCAGTAAAATTATAATTACTAAAGTTTTTGTCTGTCTTAATTGTTCAAGGATATTTTTAACTTCATTCATTATACTGGTATTTTAATTGCTGAAACATTTAAATCGGCTATTCTCATGTTTGAACTTGATGTGTTTTTAACAAAAACTTCGACGTAATCATTTGTAGTCATGCTTAATTGACAAGATGTAGAACTTGGATATTCTTGATTGGCAACATCAGTTCTAACTGTCATTTCACTCTCTGCTAGTATTGTTCCGTTCTTCGCTATTCCAATTGATATAACTTGTGAAACAGAACCTGACCTAACACTACAATTTACACTAATCTGAAAAGAATTTGAAAATGCACCAGTGTAAGTGAGTCTATTTGCAGAATGCGTAAACTTAGAATTGTCAGCACTTGCTGTAGTTGTGCCACCAGCTTTAACCCATACGTTTACGTTTGGAGAACCAATAGTAGTATCTGTAGTGTTGTTTACCATATACATAAATCCACGAGTAGCTGTATTGGTAATGTTTACACAGTTTACAAATAATGCTTTATTACTAGTATGCGTTACTCCAGCTACGTATGAACCACCACCACTAAAGTTTATAGTATCTAAGATGTATTTTTCATCACCAATAGTAGCACTAGCATTTACATTTAATGCTGTTTCGCCACTTAAAGCAATAAATGAAGAGTAAATAATTCTAAATCTACGTGTAATATTTGCTCCTGACGCTATTATAATTGCTGTACCTGACGCTTTACAGTCAAATAAAGAGTTACTTATTCCAATTGTCCCGATAGTCCCATCAAAAGTTAATCCTTGTGAGTTTAAGAAAGCACTATCCGACATCACAAAGTTTGTATAGTTAGCAATTGTACCAACCGTATTACAATCTGTAAAGTTTACACCGAACCAATCTAATGCAGTAGTTACACCATCACCACTTAAATTTAAAGCTATATCTGCTTCAATTGTTACGTTTCTAATTGGTAGAGAGTAAGAAGAGGTGATTAATGCAGTTCCAGTAAGTCCAGTTGACTTTATTCTACAATTTTCAGATGAACCGCCTAAAATAGTCGTATTAGTGCTACCCACTAGCCTATCTCCAGTTAAATCTACTGTAGTAGTAAAATAATAAGTTACGTTACTAGCAAGCGTTATTACCCCACCAGAAGGAGTTGGTAAGTTAGATTTAGAATGTACAAATACAAATTGACTATTATTTTGTGAAGGAGTGTAACCTAAAACCTCTGAAATAGTAGCGTTTTCCCATAAACCAGTTGAATTGTTATAATAAACTATGTCTTTATCCGTTTCACTTGTGATTTTAACACCATGTAATTCATTTAATTCGTACCCATTTTGAATATGAAGAATGATTTTACCAGCTGTTGGGTGAGCATAAGCAACATATCCAATAAATACAGAGTGTGCTGGCTCGTTAGGTACAACATTTACTATCTCACCAGCTGTTTCGGATAACCATAAAGCATCACCATCTGCAAAACTAGAAGTGTTAATATCGTGTATTGTTCCATGCGTTATAACATATCCATCCGTGTTGTGAGCAATTGAATTTCTAGTTATACCAATAGTTTTACTTGATGTAATCTCTAAACTTGCATCTGCTAGTGTTATATTAGGTTTTTGTCCAGTAGCACCACTAATATAAACTACTTTAGTTTTTCCAATTGTTACTCCAGTAGAGTTTTTACCGATAAATTCTAACTTTTCCGAACTATCAACAACACCATCGTTATCAGTATCATAAACAGCCTTAGTCATGTCTCCACCAGTAGCTGAGCTTGTTTCATTTTCCCACTTTGAAGTAGTACTATTGTAAACCAAAACTTGTCCGTTAGAAGGTGCTGAAACAACAACATCGTTTAAGTCGTCCAATGTAATTAAAGGCTGTTGAAACCTTACACCAGTATTTTCGTAAATATACTCTTCAAATATATCTTGCGTTGCATAAGGAGTGTTAGTTTCATCATTAATACTTGAAAAAGGTATATCTGTAAACCTTGCATTGGAAGATTTTAGTAATATATTATAATTACTAGACTCCAAATCATTTTTATATACTAATACATTTTCGCAATTATCAATCCAAATCAAATCACTTGAATCAATATAAATGAAGAAATTACCTTTTATAAATACTTTCATTATATTGGAAATTCATTAATTGTAACTGTGAATTCGGTTGGTGTACCAAGTACAGCCTCAAGTCCTTCAATGTATTCAATGTAGTAGAATCCGTCGATTTCGGAATAGTTATATCCAACCCAATATAGCGTATCACCTGTTGGGTTAGGGAAACCTGCGTAAGTAGCTGCTTGCGCTCTAGCGTCAATTGCTTCTTGTTCTGTTGTGTATGTGTATCCTTGCATGTTTAGTAGATTGAGTAATATGAGTTGATGTTAGTGTTAATTGGTGTGAAATTAGTTGATTGATTAGATAAATAAAAAATAGCTTCATATATATACCCATTAAGCGCAGCAGGACCAAGTGGTTCGCGGGTATTAAATAAATTAATTCTATAAAAAATACTAGTACCAGCATTTCCAGTTACAAAATTATTATTAACACCTAATTGAGATGATGTTCCGTTAAACAATGCAGTGTACAAGTACTTTGTGTTGTTCGCTACTGATATATTATTATTATATAATGATGTGTTAGCATATATTCTATGGTTGTTATTACCAATACCACCAATTAGGACATTATCTGAAAACAACTCATAGTTAAACCCTGCCAAATCCCCAACATAGGGGAAATTTGTTGGTGAGGTAGTACTTATGTATTCAGCTAAAACAAAGGATGAATATGGTTGGTTTACATTTATAGAACCGTTCATTCTTAAAGCTGTAGTATTTGATGTATAGCCTTTTATTCTTGGTTTATTGCTAGAATCTAAATATAATGACCCTGAGGTAACTATTTGTGGTTGGTCAGCGGATGTTGCTTGGGTTAGATTTCTGTTATTTTCACTTTGGTCGTACCATATTGATATAAACCCATTTCCTGCACCAACAAATGATAATAATGAAGTAGTGTCCAATGTACCATCCGCTTTGAATCCAATATCTTGGGATGTACCATCACTTGAACGTCTAACGCGAATGGCATATCCAGTATATGCAGTTCTCATTTTTCTTAACGAATAAGCCGCAGCAGCTCCCGTATATGTATCTAACAATGGAGTATATGACATACCAATTGCTTTACTCATCGAACTTATTAATTTATAGTAGTACATTATGCTTGCTGATTTAAACCTAAAATATCAAATTTTGCATCTGTAGAATTGTATATAATTCCAAGATACATTGTTTTACTTATCACAGTAGTAGTAGGTAAAGTTATTCCAATTGCTCTATAGTCAGCACCAAAAGTAATTGCTCTAGCTGTACCATTATCTTTTATTCTAATCATTAACGATTGACCTTCTACGAATGTACCAGTAGGATTAGCAAGTGTAAGTCCAGTAGCTTGTGCTGTAATAATTACTAAATCATTTGTAGATACTGGAGTAACTGTAGCTGAACTAGTAACTGTTTGAACTGTAGGTGTAATATAACCCCAATTTGCCTTACCATCAGTATCTACACATTTAAGTACTTTACCAACTCCTTGCGTTCCATCAAGCAATCTAACTGCGTATTTATTTGCAGTAGTTCCTTCGGCACTAAAATCTCCACCTATACTATTTGAAGTACCAGTTCCAGTTGCTCTACCTTGAATTCCTATATTTGCAACGGCACTACCAGTTACAAGTGTATTTACACCATAATTATTATTACTTGGATTTACAGCGTCATTTTGAAATGAACCAGTAGTAGTATCGGAAGTTGCAGAAGACCATGTATTTTCTGACCTTAAAGATACAGCACTACTAGTTTCTTTAACTTTAAGTCTAATTGCAGAATCAGGAGCAACATTTACACCTACTTTACCACCAGTTTCTCTAATAGATGAATCAGTAAGAGTATTAGAATCAGTCCATTTAGGAACGTAGTCAGTTGTTCCACTACCATCTACAGCATCTGTAATACCATAACCACTTAAAGTTGTAGGTTTGCCTGTAATTGAACTCCATGCTACTGATCCAGCAACTACCCAACTATTAACCCATGTTTTAAAAGCTGTTAAAGTCCATTTTCTACTCTCAAAAGTAGTTGTTCCAGTTTTTTCACTTAAATCTAATAAAGAGTTTAAATCAGGATTAACTGAAACGTTATTAGAGTATTGTGTTATTTTTTTTCCCATTTTTAATCGGTTATTTTAGTTGTTAAATCTTCCATTAATTTAATAGTACCATCTTCCATTAATTTAGTTTCTTCTAAGTGATTATTATCTTGTCCATCTTCACTTATTTTACTAGTAATCATAAAACTATAATTTACTTTATTAGTGTCAAGTAAACAGGTAAGCTCTATTGTATCAGCAGAGACTAAAGTGTATTGAAGTCTATCGTTATTTATTCCGTATAAAGCATTGTTTTTATCGCAATCTATTTCCGTTGACATTAATTGCATTGGTTTGCCGTTTTTTGGCTCTATGGTTATATCTCCCCAAGGATAACCACTCCATGAAGTAGGATGTACATGAGTAGCCTTTACTAGATAGATATTACCTTGTATAATTGTATTATATTCTTTTGTACCGGTTGAATCGTAAATTTTTATATTAGATGTAATTGTTGAATCATCATAATCATATATAACTAAATCTTTGTAAAAATAATCATACACTCCATTACGTTCAATTTCTAATTTAAATCTAAGTTCATACGTTCCATTTTGATAGTTTACCCAGTTTTTAGTAGCTTTATTTTGCGATTTAAAATAATTATTAGCTTCAAATTCAGTTAAATAATCTTCCCATCTAACCATAAATGGATAGTATAACCTTAAAGTATAATTTCCTCTATCTACAACATTTTTTAAAGCTAAATAAGATACTTGTTTATTTGATGAAAGTGGTAAACTATATGATAAATTTTGGCTTAATTCTACCCAGTTATTCGGATCTTGATTACTACAATCGTATGTTATTGAATCTAGTACAAATTCAGAGTTATCAGCATTATTATAACATACTATTTTTCCTATTACATTTCCTAAAGTATTATCTGTTGAAAAATCAAAATCACAAATAACAGCTATATTATCATGAACATTTATATCCAAATTTTCTGTAGGCTCGGATAAATCTTTAAATAATTCATTATTATCATGATTTACATAAGCTGAAAAGTCAGGAGTAATTAATTCACCAACTGGTAATTTATATTCTAATTGGTTACCATATACTAAAACATTTGTATTGCCTACTTTACACCAAATATAAAATAGTCTATCAGAATCTCCTCTACCTTCAATAAATTTACCAAATCTATTTAAAGAGTTATAATAAGGCAAAAATTCTATTTCAATTGTAAAAGTTCGATTACCACCAGCATCTACATAGCTAAAATCTCTTAAAGCAATAGTAAAAAAATCAGAAGAGCTATTAACATAATCATCTATATTAGTAGCATTCCATAAAGGGGATTTAACAAAAGGTAAATAAATTTCTTGTGATTCTGCTTTATTTAAATTTAGATTTTCATCTAAAGTAATATAACATCCACCAATTTGTATAGTTGATATACTAGTTGTATTTGTAGTAATTGTAAAAATTATATTTTTTGACTCATTATAATATAATTCGTTTGCATCAGTAGTATAAGAAATAACATTTGATATTTCACTATTGAAACCAGTATCAAACCATCCAGTATCTGCTTTATCTTGTATATTAATAGTTGTTACACCAAAAGTTTCACCAACATTAACTTTAAATTGTAATTTTGAATATAATTTTAAACACTCAACACCTATAAAGGCATCTTCAACAAATCCACCTATAAATATAATATCGTATGTTATTTCAAAATTTTGTCTATTGTGAGTAAACCCATAAGGATTAACAGTATCAGCTATTCGTTTTATTTTGCAATTTGAAACAGCATATCCACCTGATTTTTTACCTACTTGTGTTAAATTTGCTTGAGAAGATACAGTTAAAGTATCTACAGAATTATATACAAATCTAATAGTTTCACCATCAATTAAAGATTCTAATGATGGATTTGGATTTTCATTTTCAACGAAATTTAATCCTAATTCAATAGATTTTCTAGTTTGTTCAACAAATATACACCAAATAGAACCTTGAGAACTTGAATTGTTCACATTAGGTAATCCAGTAAGTACTAATTGTAAATCTGTAACAGAAATGATTGTACCCGTATAAGTTGCAGTAACTACATTTGAGTTGTTTACATCTTTAAATACATATGTTTGACCAGCTCTAAATCCTTCATCTATAAATGAACCTTGTGATTGTACAATTGTACCATCAATAGCATTCATTGACATTGAATTACTTTGTGTTGATCTTATATATATTTCCGTACTAATAGTATGTTTAACAGAAACAGTATCACCGGCATTTGCTTTGTAATAACTTGAAGTATTACCGTAAATATCAGTATATAGATTACTTACTAGTGTTACAGGCATTGTAAATTTCTGTTAATTTGTTAATATCCTTGTTTTTTAAAGCATTAATAACATCACTTGATGTATTCATAAGGTTTAAAGCTACTTCTTTATCCTCATTGCTTAGATTCTCATCATTCAATTTTGATTGAATCTGAATATTCATATTCTTAGCAATACTTTCTATTTGTTCAGATAAGTTATTTAATAGTGAAATATCCATGCTATAAAATTAATATAACTTTGTGAGTTTTGACGAGTTTTTAATCAAATTTTTTGGCATTTTGAAAGAAATTATAGCAAAATTCTTTTTATCGAAATATTGTAGAGTAATAATTTTACAAATAGTACCTTCTATATTCACGTAATTATTTCTATAAATATCTAAAAATTCACTTCCAGTCATTGGAATTTTAACGTTTTCATAAATGATATATTGATTGTTTTCTAAAGAGTTAATCACATGAAAATTATTCCAAATATTAGATGCGTTTAACTTATATTCATTTGTTTGACTTACTTTTTCAACTCCATCCCACATAAATATCTTAGTTATAGAGAAAAATTGCTCCGTAATTACTATATAACCTTTTTTATCTTTTTTGTACGCATAATTAGTACCAGCTAATTTATCAACCAATTTGAACAACTTTACAAATTCTTTTTCTAACCAACTTTGGTAAGTCTTTGCTTTAGCACGTGCAAATGGTATATTTACATCTGTTAGTCCTTTAATTAGATTAAATTCATTTGTAGCACCTGAAATCAAATCCTGAGAGTACTCAGCGTTTGTGTTTTCAAAATTATCTAGTGTTGTTTGATCGGAATAATCAGTTGAATAATGTATATAATATCGTTTAAACAATTTAGAAGTATCAAAAGTAAATACGTTTTTACGTAATTCTTGAACATTCATAGGTTGTTTTAAAGATAGTTTATTTGAGTTTTGCCAATAATCCCATCTTTCTAAATGCACTTCTTTATCTACTACTCTAATATCTGCATTAAACATTATTTGCATTTGATTTAATAAAGTTCCTAAAGTTGGAGTAACATCACTTGCACTTGGATAACATTTATTGTATTTTAAAGTAATATCATTTTGAAATATCTCATACCATTTTTGACTAGTTGTATTTTGTGGTACTGGTAAGATTGCAATATTATTATAGTTATTGTCAAATATTGTAGATTTAAAAGTATAACCTAAATAAGAACATGATTTTTCTAATAATTCCTTAACCGTACAAGCATTTAAATATCTTACTTGTGGGAAAATCAAATTAAATAATCTTTTTACAAGCTGTACAGCCTGAAATAACAATATAGCTGTAAATGTTATTTCTATTAATAATTGAACAGCAGCTTCTACCAATTTACCTTGAATTGCAAACGGGGCATACGCAACAGCTGAACTAAATTCTTTTACTGTTTTAGATAGCTCACGTGCTTTATCCGCTAAAGCCATTGATATCATAAATAACGATACAGAAGTAATTAAAGCTTGTGCAACTGCATCTTTTGGTATAACTTGGTAACCAACTTGAAAACCTGTGAATTTTATTTTAGTATTTACTAATTCAAAACTCAAACCTTGTGCATCATCAAAGAAATGATCGTGTGACTTTATAGCACGTAAATTAAATTCGCATTCATTACCAAAGTCTCTAAAACTATTTGTAAAGTCAATAGCAAAATTCAATTCTTTACCAGTAGCAAACTCAACTTTATAATCTAAACCTTCTAAAAAACTTTTAACTAGTAAATGATTTTGTATTAATGTATATGCTTCTCGATTGACTTTAATTGTATCAGTAGTTAATTTGTTTTGATCTACTGTACCTTCAAAATTCACATTAATACCAATATCAAAAGTATTTATTGGTGTTATTTCTTTATTTGCTATAAAATGTCTCATAATTATTTATATATTTGTGTCGTCATGGTTGACATTTGATTATTATTTACGTTTAAAGGTAGTTCTTGTCGGCTACCTTTTTTTTATATCCTAGTGATATTTCTTACCCTTTGGTTTTTAGTTTTAATAGTCTCAACTACGTGCATAACTCCTCCGATTATCTCACCTACTTCAGCTTTATATTCTTCTTTATTTACAATAGCTTTTTCTAAACTATCCAATTTTGAAACTATTAATTCTGTACTCCAATTAGTATTTATAACCGTATCTTGTTTAATAACGTTACCTCTTAAATAATCATCCGCTAAGTTAGATAATTCTAAATTTGTCATTCCTTTCATCTTTTCATTTAGTTGCTTTGGCACAACTCTTTCATTAGGATGTAATACTGACAAGAAACCACCTTTTCCATCTAATCCTTTACCATTTAATCCGGTATCTTCAGTACCTTCCATAAATGCTGGTAAAGAGTTTATAAACGCCTGAAGTAACCTTACATCTTTAATTGTTTTTACTAATGCATTTTGACCTCCTAATTCTTTACTTTGTAAGTTAGCATTATAAGAATCAAATACAGTCATTGCAAGTTTTATTTTCTCTTGTTTCTTTAGCTCTTTTTGTTTCTCTTTATTAGCATCTTGAATCAATTTATTGTTTTGTGCAAGTGATTGTTGAGCATTAATGTTTCCACTAGCTGCTAAATCTTTCATGTAATCATTTTGTTTGTTTAAAGCATCTATTTGTCTATCAATAGCAGTTATTTTACGTTCAGATTGAGCAATGAAATAATCTGCAGAGAATTTAGCTAACTGATCTAACTTTTGAAAAGTATCTTTTTGTTGTTGTAATTGTTTTTCAGCGTTGTTTTTCTGCGTTTCTAATTGTCTTGTTTGGTATTCTTCCCATGTTTCAAATAATTCTTTATCTATACTTTGTTTTTCTTTTTTATAATCTTGCTCTATTTTTAATTTATTATCTGCATTTTGTTCATCTAATAATTCATTTTCTTTTTTATAATCTTTTTCTAAATTATTAATAGATTCTTGATACTTTTTATATTCTTCAGTACCTACTTTATATGTATCTCTTTTTTGTTCTAATTTCTTTTTTTCTTCTTTAAATTCTTCTTCTCTAACGTCTTGATTTGCTTTATATTCTTTTTTTAGTGCTTCTAATTTAAAATCTAATTGCTGCTGTAAAATAGATTCAATTTTGCTATTTTCAGGTACTCCAATTTGTGATATACTATCTTTTTGTTTTTGTATTTCTTTATTTAACTGGTTCTGTAATTCTGTTTCTCTAACTTGATTTCTGTATTGTTGTATTTTAGCTAAAATTTCCAAGTATTTAGAAACATATAGATTCAGTTCTTTTTGTGTTTCTGTAGACTCTTTTGTTTTATTGTTATTTGTACCTATAACTTGATTTAAATTTCCTATGTTCAAACCATATTTTTTAGATCTTTCACTTAGTTCTATCAATTGATTAATTAAATCATATTGAGCAGTATTATTATTAGCTAAATTTAAACCTTGTTCTTTTGCGTATTTAATTAATTCTTTATTATTTAATAATTCTTTATATTTTTCTTTATTATATTCTTTTTGTGTAATTAAACCAGATTCATAACGTAACTTCAAAGAATTTGTTGTCATTTTATTTAATTCAGCAATTACTTTATCTTGTTTTATCAAATTTGCTTGTAATAAATTATCGTTTTTTCTTAATTTATATTCAGCTTCTTTAACTTTTATGTATTCTATAACAGATAAATTTAATTGTTCTTGAAATAATCTTTCATCACTAATGTTTTTCAATGAAGTTCCATATTGTTTATTTATATTATTCATTAATTCAATTCGTTCTTTACTACCTTTGTTGGTTTGTGTTAAAGCATATACTAATCCAATATACATTGAACTTTCTTTACTTATATATTCTGAATGTTCCTTTTGTTCTTCTGCAATTCTTTTTTGTTTTTTATTAAGTTCTTCAAGTTCTTTATTTGCTGGATTTAAAGCATTACTAACCCAATCAACTATTTTAGCTCCATAAATAGTAAGTAATGTAACACCAACTGATAATAATGTTTGAAAACTAAAAACTGCACCAGCTAATTGTTTAAATACACTTGTTGTTGGTTGTCCTGTAGCTTGTAATTCTACATTTGCTTTTTTAATTTTTTGCAACTCATCAAATAATATAGGTAAGTTATTTGATATTGCCATGAAACCAGTTTGCATCGAATTCGCAAAAGCTGGCATTTCACGTGTTAATTGAGCAACAGAAAAACCTAACCCATCAAAAGCACTTCTGTAGTTACCTACATTACGATTATGAATACCCATTGAAGCATCAACACCCTTTAAAGCTTTATCGTATGTTTGAATACGTTTTTCTAAAGTAGAATATCTTAATTCTTCTTTTTCAGTTAAAGATAAACCTAACTCTTTTTTTATAGCTAAATCTCTGTATTCAGCACGTAATTTATTAAGCCAACTATTAACACGTGCGTAACGACTTTCAAGCATAGATTGAGCTTTTATTTCTCTTTCAGTTGCTTTAGCTTGTCTTTCTTGCTCTTTTGTTTGTAAAATTGTTCTACGTGTTCTTTCCGTTTCGCTTTTCTCTATTTGAATTTCTATTTTAGCTTTTAATCCTAAAGCTTTGTTTAATTCATTTTGAACTTGTAATTGTGCTTTTTGTAACTTAGTAGCTTGTTCAGTTGCTTTTGTGAAATCATTTAAAGACTTAACAGAATCAAATTTACTAGATTTAATTACCTCTTTTGTCGTTTCAGCAACTGTTTTAAACTCGGTATTTAATGCAGTCAATTTAATAATTAACTCATCCGCACTTTTAATAGTATTTTTAAATATATTTTGCTCTATTATATCACTAGATAGTATTTTTTTCGCCATTTTCTTGCTTTTTATCGTTTGTATATGTTTTTAGGATAGTATCAAACTCTCCTTTACTTATTACTTTCCAATCTAATCTGTAACCTATCCATTTAGATAGTATTACAAGCGTTTCCTGAATACTTATACCTCTATCGGTACTTTTTTTCATTGTTTCTATTTCTGCATCGCACAACTCTATTTTAGTTAAATTAAATCTATCCAAATTAATAGTATAGTCTAATTGTAACAAAGCACGTTTACGGATCAATTTCAATAACCTTTCATATGTTTTAGAAATACCGTTTTTTTGAATGTAACTATCAAAAATAGTATTAAATATTTCTTCTAGTTTTGAATTTTCTATTTTAGTTGCGTTCTTTTCATCATGTAAAACATAGTTAAAATTACCTTGCGTACATTCTATCCAATTAAACAAAGGTATTTCATCAACCGATTTGTAATATTTCTCTAACATAGTTTATATATTTTGGTAATAATTCTTGAGCTAATTTCTCTAAACTTTCATTTGTTAATCCTACAATATTATCACCATACTTAACAAATAGGTTTTCATCATCTTTTTGTCCGTTTCCTTCTACAATAAAAGATAAACCTGATATAATTATTCTTAAAGAATTGTAAAATGCTCCCGTATCATATAAATTATATGGAGTTCCTTCTTCTTTTCTACCCTCACTTATTATTTCTGTCCAGTAAGAATAAAGACCTATGGTATCTCCATCTGCATCTATACCCTTACTTAATTGATCGTTTTTTATTAATCCTAATATAAATGATTTAGTATTTTCATCTAAAGCAGTATACCAAGCAATTGCATCACTTAGTTTCTTTGCATTAAATGCTATTTTACCTAAATCAGTATCTAAAAAATTAACCATACAACAAAAATAAAAAAAGGGTAGCTATTAACTACCCTAATTTGATTATATTTTAATCATTGATTAAATTTTAAGCATCTTTATAGTCTAATTTACCTACATAACCATCTTTTGCCATTGATAAAGTTAAATCATCAGTTGAACCTGTGATAGCAACATAAGTAATAGTATATTGACCTTCATTTGCTCCAGTTCCTTCAGTTACAGTTGCAATTGAATGAGATGCAGCTAAAGTGTTATTATAAAGTGCAAAATCCGCAGCTAATAAACCTTTAACTTTCAACAATTGAATTGCTGTACCATAAGATAAAGTAGCATTTACAACAACTTGAGTAGAAGTTTTAGAAACAAATTCTAACTCTACATCTTTCAATCCATCTTGATCATTCAAATCTGCTCCAATTTCTTCAGCAGAAATTAACCATAACTCTTCAGATTTCATTAAACGATTGTAATCAAAAGATACCATTAATTTAGAAGTTGCTGTATCCGTTGGATCAACATATTTCACATCAAAAGAATCCCCATCCACTGGGATAGGATATAAATCTGTACCAACTTTTTTACCGATTAAATTACCATCAATATCAAGTTCAATAACACCCCAACCACCACAAAGGTACTCGTTGTATTTTCCCTCTAATTGTGGAGATACATCCCAATGCTCTGCACTGAAAGATTTTTTACCAGCTTTAATTCTTTTTTTACGTTGTGAAGGTGCTTCTTCAAATGTAGTATCTGCTGTTGCTTTAACAACATTTTCAAATACTGGAGATAAATACCAACGTTTAGAAGCATCTGATTGATTAATTAAAGCTGTGATAGTAGCTTCATTAATTGTACCAGTTAAATCTAATTTGTTTTTTACTCCTGTGCTGTCATATACAGGCACAAAGAATAATTTATTTGTAACATTTCTGTTAACTACACAAGAAGATAAACCTAAATTACCTAATCCTGTGCCACATAAACAATCTGCCATTTCTTTTATTTTTTAAATTAACAATTACATTCTTTTTTTCTTTTCACACTCAATTTAATTGAGAGTTCTAAACCGCTTAGATTATCGGATAATATGTTTTCAATTACTCCTTGTTCTGTTTCATTTCCGAATCTTGTAATAGTTCTAATATCTACACTTTCATAAGTTTGAAATATTTTATTTAATCTAACTATTCTCAAAAATTCATCTTTTAATCCAATCATAGGAGTTACAACATTTTTCCGGTAATCTTCATTTAAATATTGTTTTGGATTATTATCGTCAAGAAAATAAAATCTTAACGAAGCGTCTCTTTCAATAGCACTACCGTAGTTGTATTCAGTTTCTCGGATATTTTCTACTAACCAAATTAAAGGTAACTTATTACGGTTGTCATTACTTGTTTTCTTATACTCATTATCTGCACTTATTCGAGTACCAAATAAGAATTTAGGCTCGATTAGTGTTAGTGTTTGATTTACACTCAAATTTGAAGCTCCGGTTGGTTTTTTAACTACTATTTCATTATCAGTAATAGATTGAATTAACCAATTCTTATTACTTGCATCTTTTAAATATGTTCCAACTCTAACCCATTTTTGAACACATAATACTATTGTTTGTGTTCCTCCACTTAAAGCAGAAGCACTAACTATTTTAACTTCGTTATTCAACTTAGAAAAAATCTCGTCTTGTACTATGTCGTAAATATCTTTCACTATAATAAGTATTCAAAAGGTAAATATTGCCCGTTATATGTAGCGTAATCGCTTATATTGTCCTCTATGTATTGTTGTATAGATCTAAAACTTGCAACACAATCGTTAAAACGTGTTATGTTGTTGTAATTAGCTCCTAATACATTTGAATTTTCAGCTTTTGCACTAGTAGTACCTATTGGCGTTTGAAGTTGCGTATTATCATTTGTGTAATGGTAGAAAATAAATCCAAGTAACATTTCTTTAATACCATCACTTGTAACAATACTTCCATTATTATCATAGTTCAATGCTTCGTAAATAGTGATATACTTTGCTGTTTGTGGCTCATTGTTAACATCTAAGTCATCAATAAACAAATCATACAATTCAACACCTAATAACTGGATTAAGTATTTTTTTTCGTACTTATCAATATAGTAATCAATTTTATCAACATTAAACTTGTCTAATGCTAATTCATATCTACCTATAAAATCACTATTAACTACTATCATAACTATTTTAATTCAACTGCTTTTTTCCCTAACAATATCAATGCTAATTCATGAGTTAGTTCAACTTCTAAATCTTTTGGTAAGTGTCTATTTAAACCAGTTGCTTTAAACAATCTTACACCTTCATAGAACGCTAACTCTTTAACTACTTCAACTACTTTCTTTGCCATATTAAGTAAAATTAAGGGAGTATATTTCAACTCCCTATATTATAATTATGCAGTTTCTAAAGCAGCTTTATCAGTTGAGAAAGTACCTTTTACAAATGCTGTACGGTCGTTGTTTTTAACTACCATTGCACCTCTATACTCTGCGATGATTGTACGTAGGTTTTTAGTCCAGTCATTACCATCTAATCCCATTTCAATTGAAATAGAACCCATATCATAAAGAGTTGCTAAGTTAAAAGCACCTACTAAGTAAGTACCAGCAGTTACCAATGTAGTTTTGATAATTGGAATACCATCTAAAGATAATTGACCAGCAATCATTAACAAACGATCAACATAACGTTTATCAGTAGCACTAACTTTAATAACTAACAATTTAGCTACATCTGTTGGGTGCATTAAGATAGCAGTTGGAGTTGGTTGTTCAGCAATAGCGATTTGGTTAATTGCTACAACTAAAACATCTGCTTCGTTTGCATTGTCAATTGCTAAAGCAAAATCACCAGCAGAAAAAGCTGTTGCAGTTGTTCTAACACCTTTCATTGCTGGAGCTGTACCATCACCTGAATAAGCAGTTAACTCAATGTCTTTGTTCAATTCACGTAACAACTCATTGTTAATTTCAGCTTGAATGAAGTCAATATCATCTAACATTTCAGTAGATACTTTAATGAAAGCAGTACGTTTAACAACAGCTTGTGAATCTACAACTAAGTTAAAGTCAATTTGGTTTTTAGTTGCACCTTCAGAAGTTCCACCAGCAGCACCTTCTTTACCTTGTTGGTAAACCCAAGAAATGATATTAGAAGTTGCACGACCTCTTGAAACTAAATCCATCAAACGTGGTACACGAGTAGCAATAGCATTAAGTCCAGCTATTCTTTGTTCAACTGGTACGTTACCACCTGAAATGTTAGCACTTTCTAACATTGTACCTACTGCTTTAACAGTCATTTTAACCCAAGGAGCAGAACGATCTGTTTTCAATTGAGCAATTGCTTCTTTATTTTTAGCAACTACTTCTTCTAATGAATCACCTTTTGAAGTTCCTGACTTTTCAGTAGATGCTTCAATTTTCAATCCCATTTCTTTAAGAGCTTCATTCATTTGTTTCATTTGCTCTAATTGTGCATTTTTCAATTCATCTAATGCAGTTGTCATTTCTGATTTAGTAGCGTTATTTGCTTCTAATTCATCAATTTTTTTACCTAGCAAAGAGTTATACTCATTGTATAATCCAGCTGTTGCTTCTACGTCCATTGATTTGAACGTTTCCTCTGTAATACCTTTCGATACTAAAAAACTTTTAAAGTTCATTTTGTTTAATTTAATAGATTAATAAAAAATTGTTGTTTTTTGTTGCTTTGAGTGTCTTGTGACGGCTCGTTTATATTTGTTTCAGAAGTGATTTGCTCGGCTTCTTTCTCAATTTCAATTTCCATTACTGGAGTAAATTCATTACTTCCTTTAATTACTGCACTACCTTCGATAACTTTTGCTTCAGTAACAGCCCAAAAGAAACCTTTTTCGTCAGCTACTTCTTTATTAATTACCATAGGATAGTATTTATTCCAGTTTTCCTTTTCAGCTGAATATTCTGCTTCGTTTGAATTAATACATAGGTACAACTTAACATATCGCATTCCTACAGAATGATTGTATACACGACCTTTTTTGTATAAATCAAACATAAAAGGATTAACCTCTTGTTTTATTTGAGTATCAAAAACTAAAGCTTCTGTATTTCCATCATAGTTAAAACCAAGTTTTTTGAAAGGAATTACTTTAGTATATGCTTTTAATTCATCTTTTACTGAATCTGATATAATCTTATCAAATTCCATTTCATGTTCTTGTAATAAATACAAAGTTTTTGATTCTTGTAAAGATTTCTTCCAAATACCTTGAATATGACAATCCATGTGGCTATCTATTACGTTTGTGGTATTAATAACCAATTTAGCACGTAATACAGTTGGATTTTCCACACTTAAAGAAATATCTTCTGCTTTATTTGCACTTTCTTTTTCTTCAATTAAAGATACATTCATTACAAAATCACCACGTTTGATAGCGTTTTTCTTTTGTGCAATAATTAGATCTTTATTCTTAAATACTTCTTCAAATGTCATTTCTTTACTATTTGAGTTTCTTTGATAATCTTAAGTTTTTCCTTCTTAATCTTCTTAATATCCATTTTGATTATATTTTAATCAATGTAAAAGTAAATAAAAAAAATAATATTTGTTATTTTTGACTAAAAATTAATCAATTTAGATATGTTTATTAAACTAACAGAACGCTTAGGCTTCAATTTTGGATTCAAAAGATACGATTCTAACCCACAAATGCAAGGTGTTAATCTATTATCTTTAAATGGTAATGACTTTATCGATCCTGAAAATATAGATGCTTATGATATTTATTCAACTACTCCGCATCTATGGGCTGTAATACAAAGAAGAGGAGATTTATTAGCTGCTGGTCAATGGAGACATTATAAGTTAGTAAATGGTCAAAAGGTAGAAGTAGATAATAGTGAAATAGTAAATACTTTAGAAAATCCTAACCCATTATATAAAGGTAATGACTATCTAAGGTTATTAAATGAAAATAAGTGTGTTTACGGTAACGTATATACATATCAGGTAAAACCTTATTCTTTATCAAATCCATTATTATTAACTATTCTACCAAGTTATGATGTAAGGATTAAAACGTTTAATAAATGGTTTAAACAAAGTAATATTGAAGATATTATTCAACATTATGAAATTATTTCTAGTAATGAGAAATTAGAAGTAAAAGATATAAATCATGTTTGGATTCAAAACTCTAAAAATCCTTTACAAGGTGAAAGCCCATTGCATAATTTATATATGCCAATATCAAATCTTAGATTAGGTTTAAGATTTAGAAATACTTTAATGGCAAAAAAAGGAGCAATTGGTATTTTATCTAACGAATCAAAGGATCAAGCTGGACACGTTGCAATACCTAAAGATGAACGTTTAAGAATAGAACAAGAATTTCAAAAAGATTACGGAATTCAAGAAGGTAAAAGTTCTATAATAATGGCTTCATCTAATCTTAAATGGCAGTCAATATCATTCCCAACAAAAGATTTAATGTTATTTGAAGAGGATGAAAATGATTTTTGTCAAATATGCGATGCTTATGGAGTAAAAAGAGATTTGTTTGCTAGTACCAAAGGAGCAACTTTTGAGAATCAAAAAGAAGCATTAAAACAAACATATCAAAGTACTATTATTCCTGAAGCTGAAGAAATAGCTATGAATCATTCCTCAATGTTTAACTTAGATGGTAAGACTGAATGGTTAGAATTAGATTACTCACATATTCCGGTACTACAAGAAAATCAAGTTGAGAAAGCTCGAGTAAACAAATTACTAACTGAAAGCATTAAAACATTAAAAGATGCTGGATTTGAAGATAAACAAATAAATGAATTGTTAGGGGTAAATCTATAAAACCCTTAACACTCCTTCTCTTTGTAAATGTAATACAACATAAGATATAGCATCCATTGTATGGTTATTATTATCTTCAGGCTCTTCTAACGTAATTCCATGTCTATCAACTTTACGTGAATAGTTTTCTTGTTCATGCTTTATGTTTTGTGAACTTGAAGTATAATATATCTTAATATTGTTCATTAAGTCAATCCTATCTATAATAGTACCTTTGTAAGCAACATGGCTATCGTAACCAAATCTTCTAAGCATGGCTATTTTTAAAGGTCTATTTGAATCACATATAATCGGTCTATCTTCTAGTATACCTAACTTTTTAAACATATAAATAACTATACCTTCATTCACTCCTTCGGAAAGTTCATAGTTCGTTATTTCATTACGTTGGTTAGATTGTAATTTTTCTCTAATAATATTTTCACTATCGTAATTCTTTTCATGTACGTATATAGCACCGTCATAATATTTGACTTCAACAACAGCCCATGGATCAACAGCTCCCCAGTCACAACCATAATAAACAGGTGCATCAAGTTGATGATATTCATGTTCGCTTATTTCTGACCATTTAAATATTCTATTAGGTTTCTCAGATTTCAAACCAAGTCCGTAAACTTCCCAGTTGAATTTAGAAGCACTATTTTTATTTTCGTTATCTAAACATCTTTGAAGCTCTATAATTTGATTTTTATTTAATTGCTTAATGTTTTGTTCAAAGTTATACGAAAATGCTTCTGAAATGCTTAAAAC